GTTAACGATAAAAATTGTAACACATGGTAAAAGCCCTCAAAAAGACAGGAAAAATCCACATTAATATAAAATGTAAAGGCCAACTTTACAATTTTATACTTTCAACAAAATCAAAGTTAGCCAATCGACCTTTCCAAAGGCCCACTCTCGCGGCTACTACGAGAATATTCTAATTTTACGTAAATTAAAAACGGACAATATCGCTGTCAACGTCTGTTGCTTAAATTCAACAGTAAATTTAATGTTTCCTAAAACAAAAAAAATATACTTTATGTAGGACGTCCCTCCTCATAATAAAATATTGGAGCACCTATGAAAAAATATGTACTAAAGTCTTCACCACCAGAGACATAAGAAATCCCTGGACGTATAGTGATGTTTCCAAAGGGACCGCCCTGAACAACCAAATTATGCTTCTCCAAAAACGGATCATCCTCCACATACTGTTGTATGTTGCGTGCTGGTGTAAAACGTGCAATATTATAATACGGAACCTCATATGACAAATTAGAACCATTAGTAGTTATTGCACCACCCTGACCAACATGTACAAAATTATCCTGAAAAGTGGCAAATGTCGCTGGCATAGTGGCAACATCTCCAGTTGCGTATGTTTGAGAAGCAATCAAAGGTGCACCAGATGACGTTCGATAGGCTGCCATAGTAATGGGATTCATCAATTGATTTGCTTCTACAAAATAACGGGTTGACCCTTTCCATCCCGCATATGCACATGATATATAGTGCAACCATGTAAAATTAGCATATGAATAATTACTACCATCTACAGGAACAGTAATAGAAGATGCAGGCAAAGAATACCAACCTGGAAAATATGGAAATGAATTTCGTCGCAAAACAAATTGAGCCACTTGATTAGTAGTACCCGAAGCAAATCGAAACATTTCAAACCAGTCATAACGCTTTGCTAATTGTCTAAAGCTTAGAATGCGCTCTCCAAAATGTACTTTATCAGTCGCATCGAAAGTTGAAATGCTTTTTCCCATAAGAGCTAAACGCTCTGGATTTGTAGGGCGAGAATCCTCTTGTGCAACAACTTCCTCAGACTGTGGTTCTATTTCCTCAATTGCGAAACCTGGTGATGCTGGCGGAGGTTGTAATCTCAATCTACGCATAAACGTGGTCTCTGGAGCAGCTACTTCAAAATCATCACATGCACTAACGAATACATTTATTTCGATATCATTGTTAATCGTGGTATCAGGAACAGTTAATTCATTAACAACGTAAACCGATAAAACGCCATTTCCAAAAATAACATTATTTGAATACGGCAAAACTCCAGTACTCATAACAGTGTTGATAGATGAAGTAACAAAATTAATATGCTGCTTAAAAGTATATGGTTGTCCCCAACCTACTTCAATTGTAAAATCTGTTTTATCTGAAATATCAACAATTGTTGTATAAGCCACATTATATTCACTAGTGGCTGATCCTCCTGTAGGATCCCAAACAAATTTAAGTCTACCACGATGAAAATTGCTACACACCACTTGAAACCTATATCGCATTGTACCTCTCCAATATTTAAATGGATATGCTGCATAACAACAAGCTGGCATATGGATTTCTCTATTTCCACCATTGTCATAAGCACGATAAATACAAGGATCTACAACTACACTATATAACAATGACTCCTCCAAATCTCCAATTTGCCACGGAAAAGCATATAAATAAGATTCTCGTTTTGCAATGTTTTGCAACGACATTTCATCTGTGCTATCCAAACCGGTTGTACGAGGATCAATTGTTATTTCCTGTTTAGAATCAACAGACAGTTTATTGACGTAATCGGGAACATCTGTTGGAGCCCATTGATATTTTGTTGAATTCTGAACCATAACATTATAATCAATAATTGGCGTCTTCGCATACCCATACATTTTGGCAATGCTGGAAACAGCCAACGCTCCTATCTCAGTCGCTCTTGCAAAAGGAGCTATGGTAGGTATCATCATCAATGGTTTCATCATAGCAGCAGTCGCACTCGCAATTTTGGATATTGGTCTATCACCATATTCATCTGCCTGAGGCACGATTGTACCTGGTTCAAACTGTGTGGGAATAGCCATTTTAACATCCTCAGCCCATGCGAACACGCTTACAGTGACAGTATCAACCGCACCATTAGCATGTTTTAAATTCTGAAGGGAACGAATGTTTATCTCCCCCATCAAACGCCAATCATAATAAGTAACGTCTAAAACATTCTGAGGTAAGAAGAAAGGTAATAACATTTCACCACCAATAGATGACGTAGGATTTATATAAACATGTGGACGTTGTGAAGCTTGCACAATATCAGCCTCTATCAATCCAACATTTCTTGTGAGTTGATCTGTAAGTGGTAATGGCGTGTAAGATGCTAATAGTCGCCCATAATGGAATGGAGTGCCATTAATTATAAATTTGACATGCATCCGTGCATGCATCAATTTATAATTGGAAATACGATTAACAACACGAGGATTATTAAAATACAATGACCATGGATCTAAATCTTCAAAGAAATTTGATCCAACACCCCATCTATAAGATGCTATTTTTAGCGGGCGTGAAAAGAAATCCTGCAAACTTGCATCCTGTACCAACGGAGCCTCACGCAGTGAATCAAATGAACCATCTTTTATTTCCATGTATCCTGGTCTTGAATCTTCAAAAACAACGTTATGCACTTTCTGACTGTCCGGTGCTGGCATCTCACTATACTGTTGTACTTCTTCTGATTGAGGATACACATCACTTGCCTGTGGTATGTCGTGTAAATCAGATTTTGAGGTACACAAAGCAGCTATTATCAAGCCAACTGTGAAAATACTTGTATATAATGCGTACTCAAAATATGTCGAGGAATCCACCTCTAGGAATTGTTCTAGCTTCCTTATGCTTTCGCCATGTCTTCTGGTGCCATGGAAACGCCTCTCATTTTCATTAATTTCAGGAATTGATTTAGGTAATAGCATAAACACTAACGCTTGAAAATAACTATAACCTTTATTGTGTTGGCTCCTCCTCTCTCTAAAGCACAATGCGTTACTTGAGTAATCAGCAGAATGAGGTAAAACTGTTTGAATGTCTGGTTGATATTTAGATATCCAATCTTCAACTCGGACTTCAAACGGAACAAATGCGTTTCTAACGGGAACCTTTAACTCGTCACAAACTCTCCGCATCTGTTCCATGCGCAATGAATAATGGTCTCTTCCGTAAGCAAACCACTCATGCATTGCGCTCTCTATGGTTGCAACAGCAACCTCCATGTCAGTACAAACACTTGATTTCAAATTACAGTGTAAGCTCTTGAAAATAGACATTTCATCTAACTGACCAATCCGAAATCCAATTTCCGGGATATAAAATGAACGCCGCTTAAGAAAATCTAATTCCCTCAATGGCAACAAATCTATATCATCTCTATCATCCTTAGTTGGCAAAGTCACTTTCATATCATGACCCTTCATATACTTAATAAAACTCTGAATGTTAAATAAAGGAAATGATTTATTTACAGAAGCAATCCCATCGTCTCCATATGTCATCAAAGCACATGCATTCCGAAAATTCTCACTAAACGGATACAAATGGAAAAAACACATACGAACATAAAAAGAATTTGCCGTACTGTTAATATTAACCGTAATATTATTTCCAGATGTATTCATATTATACACCATCAGCAGGGTTCCATTGTAATCCATTAGAGGATGAACAATATCATTTACCATCTGCTCCATAATGTACAAAGAATGTCGGTCGTACCCAGCTCTTGCTGCTAGTTCTATATATGATAATAACACAGCACGTGTCATTTGAGAATTCATACGCAAATCATATTTTGAATAATCCCACCCCATAAGGTAATCTGAATTGTAACTTTCTACAAAAGTCATTAACTCATCCCAATCAGGGGAAAAACTATTCACGCCTACAGCACTCTCACTAATCAAAGGATTAAGAGACAAAAATCTAGCTATCGGCAAAAAATATTTCCGCACGTACAAACCAAAAGCAACAGCTATTGCTTCAAATACTCGCACCTTTGATTTGGATTGTAAAGTAGGTTCGTCCTTTAATGTGGCTGACACAACTGGATAAGCTCGCTCACCCTTTTCCCACCGTTTCATTAAACGATCCATTTCCTCAATTATAGAATCATCGGGAATACGATCAATAAGAACCTCTCCATTTCGAATTTCTTGAAAGTACCGGCTCTTGGGACCAAACAAAGGGAATCCCATACTTGTAGACATAGGAATGGGATCTAAAAACCTAACTCCATCCTTTCCCAATATCATTTCCCGGAAGGACAATGGTCGAATAAAAAATTGCTCACACTGCTGTTCCATTAAATTTAATAAAGGCTCAAGCCAGTCCTGTCTTGCACGTTCCAAGTGTTGTGGAATGTGCATAAGGGCTGGGTGCACAATATAATCTAATGAAGCGTTAAAAGCACGCCAATTAGGTTCCAATTGAGGAGGTCCCCATATATTCGGCACCCCACAATGTTTGTATACAGCATCAGATAAAATACTTTTTTGCACTTTACTTCTCATGCTTGAACGCAACTGAGTACTTCCTAAAACATCAACGTAAGCCATATTGTCTAATTCGTGTATAAACTTCGCGTTTGGATGAACTTCTGAAGAATGTATTACATCTTTTCCATACTGCGTTTGTGGTATCTCTGATGACAATGAGGATAAACATACTCCTCGAATGTTTTTTAACTTATTTAATGCTTCCTCATAATCATATAATGTAAAACTTTGCATAATGCCAAAATTTTTATTAGGAACACCACCTATGTGAACTCCGACTAAACAAGGGTTTTTTGTATCAGAAACTATCAAACCCATACAAGCACCACTCACAGCTAAAGATGTATTATATCTACCACCATAAAAATTGCGATACTTGTGTCCTGTATCTCCAAATTGAACATGTATACGCTCCGTATGTAAAACACAAGTTTCATCACGCACAATAAATTCAGCCATAATGTTCCCTTTGGGTCTCTCTAATGGTAACCATTTCAACATATCCTTAATATCTGGACAATTTGGAATATATGCCATAACCATGTCACACTCAGGAAAAATAACCGCTTGAGATAAACTCACAGCCGATAAAAATACTGAAGAGCTAGACTCTGGCCTTCTTATAATTCTCAACCTCATGTGCTCACACGGCTTCCCATTTAAATCACCATTCTTAAAAAAAATGTGATATGGAAACAAAGCAACGCACTTGCGTGGAAATAATATGTTACAGCGCGTTTTAGAACCATCATCTCTTTCAAAATCACAATAAAACAAATTTTTCTCCAATGTGTGCTTAACTTGTACTGTTGAAGCATTTTTAGCTCTCTCATCGGTCTTAATTGTACCACCAAAAAGATGCTTAAAAAAACCTGTCCATTCTGGTTTCTGATCAATTGTACTAGGTGAAGCTAACGATTGAGGATCAATGTTTCGTTTACGACAATGATTCCAAAGTATTAAAATAGAAACGCCTATTCCCAGACAAACTGCTGCTGGCATATATTTGTCTCGAGTATGTTTAATATGCTCCGGTAAAGCGTCACGTCTTCTACAAAATTCTTGTTCCACTTCTCTGTACCTAGCTTGCCATCCAAGCAAACACAGAAAAAGTGAAAAAATAAACATAATAAAAGATGAAATTACTATAGTTGCACTACCCATGCGCAAACACACTGAAACAAATAAGAAAAACAAGTATAACAACGACAATGAACGAATCATTCGAGGAACACTTAAAAAAGCAGCACCATATTGCCATTTCCGCAAACAAGACTGAACAATCTTTATGCGGAAAACACTTTCTGGCACACAAGCAATTATTGTGGGGACGATAAACGAATCCATCATTTTGTGAAGCTCTAATTCAAGCTCACGTGTTTGCCATTCCTTAATACTTGACCATCCCAACAACCAATTTAATGCTCGTGCGGGTGCTAACCATCGCTTCCAATATGAACACAAAACATCAGATGTTGTCGACACAAATAAATCCGCTAGCATTTCGTATGCTGCTGGTATAACACAATGTTGACACAACTCTAATGGTAATGATGTCTCCTTACAATACTTCATTTTATCCAAATCGTTTGCTCTCTTAACAACGTTAAACTGAGATTTTTTATGGCGCTCGGAAAGATAAACAACTACCTTCAGATACGTTGTTAAATCCATATTTTCACAACGGAATTTAGCTTGACCTTCAAAATTAGGAATTTCAACTATTCGAAAATCGTAACCACCATCGTTAGTTGCTTTGCGTCCTAACATGCCTTTAACTTCTGGTGTCGTAATCACTTCTTCAATATTCAATGCCCAAACATTTGTAATTGATGCACCTTGTAAATCAGGATGAAAATTATCTAACTGAGAACCATCTTTGCGATACTGAGGTAAGACAGACACTGTAACATGATAAAACCGGCGCAAAATGGATTCAGGACAATTGCTATACTGGCGAACATCCAATTCTTTTGAATTAGTCGTAATAACTCCACATTTGAAATTAATAAAAACAACACCCTTCGCTTGTATCTCCGCTTTTATGGCTTGTGCTGCAACATTATTAAAAAATTTAATAACGTATGAAGTGGGTGCAGTCTCTTCAAACTTAGACTTTGTATTGGCAAAATCGTCAATGTACATACCATTTATATCAGATGTGTATGTACTCTGATACTTATCTGCAGGATCCAATGTTATAATACGATCTGACGTAGAAACAAATCCCATTGATTGCAAACTAGTTTTCATGGTCAAAGCAGACAATGTGGATTTTCCTACGCCTGTTGGGCCTGAAATGCTAAATCCTATTGGAGCAAAACGAATGGCAGTTGTACGATCTTTAGCTATAATGCGTTCTCTAACACCAATTAAATCTGAATACTTCTTCTGCAACCACAGTGAACTTGGTCCTCCGTTTTGCGCTTTCTTTAACTCAACAACGGTATCTATGGCATAATCCAATTTTGATCGAAAATCATTCATATCAGTCTGTAGATTACCAGCGCATGCTGTATCAGAATAAGCTAACACTTCATCGCAAATTTCTAAAAATTTTGTCATTCGCGGATCATCATACAAAATGCTACGAATGTCACCGCGCAAGAAAACGTTTGCTCCTGATCGTGCTATCCATGAAAAAGTTTTAACTATTGAATCAATCAAATCAACAGCATCCAACTGCTCTTTGGCCGCCTGTATTGACAATATTTCAAAACCAGCAAATGTCCAATTTAATTCCTTAATAGAACAAATAGACATGGATAATGCAGCTGATATAAGATATGACACACGCTTAAAATTCTTATTTTGTCTACACAAATTCCATCCATCAACTATATCTTGACCGTAACCATGAGGCTCTATAAAATCTGATTGTAATTCAGACCATGAAGCTACTTCACGCAATTGTAAAATGGCACTTTGACCTTTACAATGTATTTTAACGTAAGCAATAGCTGCCAAAAGACAGTCTTCAAAATCCTGCGATTTATATAACTGTCGGCCTAAAATAACCAAACTCTCGGCATGTCCCAACCATTTATCAACTTCTCCATCTGTAGCTCCAGGAATCTCTGATGCGGCTATTTTAATCTCACTAATAACATCAGAAGTCCCCAGCAAATCATCAATTCGATCATTAACAATTGATGCTTTCTTCTCACTGTCAACGCTAGGACAAAACTCAACTTCATCCCATGACTTTAACTCTCTATCGACAATGGACTGAGGAAACCCAAAAGTAAAATTGGATTTATCTTCATCTTCACTATCACTAATCAAGTTTTCTGCCAACCACAAAGAAGCTTCATAGTCTTGTTGTCTCATCTGCTCTTCAGTAGGCTCCTTATATTTTTTAAACTTTCGGCCATGAGGTTCTGTTTCATTTCGTGGAAAAGCAATTGACAATATTTGATCGTTACTAACATAAGATTTGTAATGCTGATACCAATAAACAAAATACCCCAATACATTATTGCGTAAATGGTAATTATATACCATCCACCCTATAATTGTAAAGGGTAAATTCATATCGTTAACATCATTACATATAACGATTATTTCACATAATAACTGCTCTTCTAACGGTGGACCCGGTAACAAACTATACGGATTATGATAAAAATGTCGTGATACACGACTTAACCAAACGTCCATTGTATCAAATGCTGCTCTATAATCTGGGTCATTAACCATCATTGCTGGATAAACTGAAGCTAACATATCAGTAAAATTTTCGTATAAATCATCCATTTGTGGTCGCTGCGACCGCCACATGTATCGATGTATAATAGGTATATATAAAGGTGAAATCTCACTAACATCCCTTGAATGAGGCTCAATATTTTTATTTTTTATTTTATTTTTATTAATTTTATATTGTTTATATTTTTCTTCTTTTTTATTTCTTCTTTTAGAATCCCTACGTGAATTCCCCTTGTCATAATAATACAAATTTTTATCTTTTTTATTTAATTTATAATCTGATATACAATGTAACTTAAACTCGTAAGATCCATACATACTACAGAGTTTTTTAAAAAGCCTTAAACCTACTTCATAGTCACTATATTTAAACCACGTACTATCATCATAGTCATAACCATTTGTTTCGTGAACAATGGTAATATGACACACTCCATTTTCAATGCAATGTGAGAATAAAAAACCTCCTCCTATCAATGCATGTTCATCAACGATGTTCTGACTCGTCGTAATCGTATTTTGTTGTTGTTTTTTGGATTCTCTATTCATTGTCTGATGGTCACTAATTTAATAATAATGACCCCAGACTAATGAACAGAAAAACCTAAAGGTTTTTCGTGCTCAATAGTCGGCTCCTATGTCTAACCCTGGATTTAAAACCACAGGGGTCGCACATCAAAATTTTTCACAAAAGTACAGGTTCATGACGCCTGCCATCGTTGCCTCTCTTATAGGGCGAACTTTGTTTACTAATGTGAGGATTGAGACAACTCGCATATCCATAAAGATGTCATAGAAGCACTTGGCGTGCAAGTACTAATCTGGATCGATGAATTTCTTCACACGGGGGCTGTGTGGCGGAGGTCAAGCTCCGCTTTTTGTGCGCACTCGCGCAAAGGGAATAATATACAAAGTTGGTACTACCACATGATGTATATCCTTTTATTTCGAAGGTAGAATCTCCGGTTCTTTTGTCCAAATCAAAAAGAAACAAAAAGTTAATAACTGAAATAAATCAGGTAAAACAAATCTGTCGTCGATTTTTGTTGCTTTTTAAAAAGCATAAAAGTTCATTTTCTCTGATCCAAAACAAACAAAATCTTTGGGTAGAACTGATTTCTAATTCGTAAAAGAAATCGTCAAGTGTGTGTAATACCAGAATATCGGAATAAACTGGTAACAGATTCGCGAATAACCAATCGCATACTGTCTTTTTGAACTTACATTAGTAAGGGCATAAAACACACATGCCTTTATGTTATCTATTTAAAGAGTGATAAACTCTGAACTCGTATCGTGAGTGAAACGTTTGAATATGGTGTCAATAAGTAATCAAATAATAAATTGAGTCAAGAAGACTCAAC